ACTTTAGATATAGAAACTGCCTGCGAGAATGGGTTTCCTGATGTAGAGAACCCTATTGAAGAACTGCTTTGTATCACAGTTAAAAATCAAACAAACAAACAGATTATATCTTGGGGTGTTGGTGATTATAGTACAGAGAGAACTGATGTAACATATGTAAGATGTAATTCTGAAAAAGAATTGATACAACAGTTTTTAGAATTTTGGATTAAGAACTATCCTGATGTAATAACAGGTTGGAACACAAAATTTTTTGATCTACCTTATGTAATGAATCGTGTTCGTAGTCTCTACGGTGATAAGATTATTAATCGTATGTCACCTTGGAATCTAATTGAAAGAGAACAGATACAAGTAAGAGGTAGGCCACAGACTATCTATCATCTCTATGGTATTACTATGTTAGATTATCTGGACCTATATCGTAAATTTATACCTGTAAAACAAGAGAGTTATAGATTAAATTATATTGGTAAGATTGAGTTAGGTGAAAAGAAATCTGAAAACCCTTATGATACTTTTAAAGATTGGTATACAAAAGATTTTCAATCGTTTGTTGATTATAATATACAAGACGTTGAGATTGTGGATAAACTAGAAGACAAACTAGGTCTGATTGAACTTGTATTGACTATGGCATATGATGCCAAAGTAAATTATGGTGATGTGTTTTCTCAGGTTCGTATGTGGGATACAATCATCTATAATTTTTTAAGAGATGAAAATATTGTTGTACCTCCTAGAGAAGAAAATGTAAAAGAAGAAAAATACGAGGGTGCGTATGTGAAAGAACCCATATCAGGTCTTCATAAATGGGTCGTATCTTTTGATATCAATTCTCTATATCCACATCTTATCATGCAGTATAACATATCACCTGAAAAGATTATAGGATTAAAACCATCAGGTATAAGTGTAGAAAATCTTTTGTATCGTAAATCAGAACTTGGTTATCTAAAGACGCAGGGCGTTTGTGTTACTCCAAACGGTGCTATGTTTAAGAATGATGAACAGGGTTTCTTACCTAGAATACTTGAAAAGATGTATGACGATCGTTCTTTCTATAGAAAAAAGATGCTAGACGCAAAGATTGAATATGAAAAAACAAAAGATAAAAAGTATGACAAACAAATGGCAAGATTTCATAATATACAGTGGGCTAAAAAGATTGCATTGAATAGTGCGTATGGTGCGATTGGTAATGAGTATTTTAGATACTATGACGTGAGACAGGCAACTGCAATTACTACTGCAGGTCAGTTTGTAATTAGATTTATTGAAAATAAGATTAATCAGTATATTAATAAGATACTACAGACACACGATAAGTTTGATTATGTTGTTGCGTCAGATACAGACTCAATCTATCTTACATTACAAAAATTAGTAGAAAAGGTCTGTGTTGATAAATCAGAACAACAGATATTAAAGTTTGTAGATAAAGTTGTAAGAACTAGACTCGAACCTTTTATTGATAAGTGTTTTGAAGAACTGGCAGAATATACAAATGCATTTTCTCAAAAAATGAAAATGAAAAGAGAAGTCATAGCCAATAAGGGTATATGGACTACAAAAAAAAGATATATGTTAAACGTTTTAGATGAAGAAGGTATCGTTTATGAAAAGCCTAAACTAAAAATTATGGGTATCGAGGCCGTTCGTTCCTCAACACCAGAGATATGTAGAGAAAAGATTAAGAATGCGATCGATATAATAATGAATAAAGATGAGGATACACTTATTAATTTTGTATCTTCGTTTAAAGAAACATTTTCAACATATAGTGCAGAACTCATTTCTTTTCCTCGCTCTTGTAATAATCTGGCTAAATATAATCACTCGTCAGATATATTCATAAAGGGTACACCGATACACGTAAAGGGTGCGTTGATTTATAATCATTATCTACGAATGATGAATCTAACGCAAAAGTACCCACTGATACAAGAAGGCGATAAGATTAAGTTTTTATTATTAAAAGAACCTAATCCTTTTAAATTTAATGTGGTGAGTTATGTAACAAGACTACCTGATGAATTTAAACTTGAAAAATATATTGACTATGATTTACAATTTGAAAAAACGTTTTTAGATCCTATTAGTTTTATAATTAATACGATAGGTTGGAAATATGAAAGAAAGGCCACTTTAGAAAGTTTTTTTGTATGACGAAATGGTTATTTTATAGAGTTCCTGATCACAGAAGATTACATTATGTGCTCTGTATATTTATGATTTCTGTCATTATACCTGAGTTTGTTATGGGTATTACATTTACAAATCTAGGACACTTTTTAAACTTTTTATTTTTTGATATACTATATTATGTTTTTTTAAAGATTGAAACTGCAGATGATAATTGATTTGACTTTATCTATATTATATGTTATTATGATATACATATTTGTTATTATTATGTTAGTATTTTGGAATAATGAACGCCTATAAGAGATTTACACTACAAGATGTTTTAGACGGTGAAAAGAAAAATCTTTTTACTGTAGTATCTACCTTTGCTGGTGGTGGAGGTTCCTCTACTGGTTATAGACTTGCCGGAGGTCATATACTCGCTATTAATGAATTTGTAGAGGAGGCAAGAAATACTTACTCTACAAATTACCCTAATACAATCATACTACCAGATGACATTAAAAAGTTGACAGGAGAATCTTTTTTGAATATAATAAAACTTAAATCAGGTGAACTTGATATATTTGATGGTTCTCCACCGTGTTCTGCTTTTAGTATGGCTGGTTCAGTATCTCACGGTAAAGGTAATACACACAAAGATGCGTTTGGTAAAACAAAAAAATACAGCGATATTAAAGATGTGAGTAATGTTGAAGATTTGTTTTTTGAATTTTTAAGAGTGGCAAAAGATATAAAACCAAAAGTTATAATAGGTGAGAATGTTGAAGGATTGACAATGGGTGATGCAAAAGATTATTTCTTTAAGATACAAAATACTTTTGAACAGATTGGTTATCTGGTTGTTGCAAATGTTTTAGATGCGAGTTACTTTGGTGTGCCTCAGTCTCGTAAAAGAACTTTTTTTATTGGTATAAGAAATGACGTGGCAGATAAGATTGGAATTAATCTATTGACACTAGGACATTTATTTCCAGAAAAGAATTTAGTCCAAACAACACTTGGCGAGGCAATCAACGATATTAAAAACGAAGATGAAAAAGAAATAAATTATCTTTTAGAAAAATTAAGTCCAGATACTGCAGTTGGAAAAACTCTGGTAAAGATGCCAAAGGACCCTGACAAGGTACTTACTGGTATGGACTATCACGATAAGGGTCATCACTTTAATTTAAAAAGAACAAGTAGAAAAAAACCTAGTCCAACTATAACTGCGATGGGTAATCTTGCTGGTGTTGCCGGCGTGTGTCACCCTACAGAAGACAGAAAGTTTACAATAAAAGAATTAAAAAGAATTATGACACTACCAGAAGATTTTAAACTTACAGGCGAACATAAACAACAATCTGAAAGAATAGGTCGAATGGTACCTCCATTAATGATGAAGGCCCTGGCCGAGAGCGTGTTTAATAAAGTTATAAAACCATACAAGGAGTTACAATGACAAAGTTTACTTTTGCCACATCTAAAGAAGGTTTTGATAATCATATAGAAAAATCAGTTAGAGGTTATACTAATCTTTGGAATGATGTATTATCAATCTCAAAATATTTTGTAGAGGATCACACAAACGTTGTAGATGTGGGGTGTTCTACCGGTAAACTCTTAAAGGCAATGATGGAACAAAATAAACAACATATACCTAATGCGAACTATATTGGTGTAGAGATTGAAGAAGATTTTTTTACGAACTATGAGCAAGATGAAAAAAATTATCAAAATTTAAAGTATGTAAAAGGCGATATTCGTAAGTTTAATTTTAATAATTGTAGTCTAGTAACTTCTATATTTACTCTACAATTTATGCCTCCTAAAGACAGAACAAATATTATTAGTAAAATCTATGACGGTTTAAATCACGGCGGCGCATTTGTCTTTTCAGAAAAGACTTTCTCTTGCGACCCACAGATACAAGATATGATGACTTTTATGTTTTATGATTATAAAAGACAATTCTTTACTGAAAAAGAGATACTTGATAAAGAGGTACAATTAAGGCATATGATGAAACCAAACACGAAAACAGAAATATTTGATATGTGTCATAAGGCAGGATTTACTACACACGTCTTTTGGCAGAACTTTAACTTTGTTGGTATAGTTGCATTAAAAAAATAAAAAATGAAAATACAATCTGAACGATACATTTTTGGTTCTTTTAAAAAACTGATTCCTATAAATAATGTCTATAGGCTTTGGTATGAAGGTGAGACTAAAAAAATAAACTGCCTTTTAAAAGGTAATTTTGAGAACTAAGGAGAAATGACACAGGATAAATTGTTAATACACAAACATTTAATTATTCGAGCAGAAGTAAAAAACCCCCCTAAAAATGAAGAACAGTTAGTAAAGTGGATGCAAGATTTTATTTCTTTCATCAATATGAAAACTTTAATGGGGCCTTACGTAAAATATTGTAACACAGTAGGCAACAGAGGTATTACTGGAGTTGCAGTTATAGAAACAAGTCATATTGCGATGCACGTTTGGGACGAAACCGATCCCGGGATTATGCAGTTTGACGTTTATAGCTGCTCAGAATTTGACCCTTATAAGATAGCAGATAAACTTCAAGCTGATTTTGAGGTAGTTAAACTAGATTATAAGTATCTAAATAGAGAGACAGAACTAAAACCAATACGATTGAAAAAAGACAAACTAAATTATGCAAATAATAATACACAGAACGCCAAAGGAATATTTAATACACAACTTTCCGCAACAGCAACTTGACGAAATACGTAAAGTGTGTTATGATTTAGGTATAAAATATTATATTATAATATATGATAAAAAGAATGAGGTAAATAATGAGTGATTTTTTGAAAGACATAATTAAAGACGTTGGTAATGAATATGCCACACTTGTAAGTGAAGGTATTGATAGTGCAGATGTAAACACGTATATTGATACAGGTTCATATTCTTTTAACGCTTTATTATCAGGAAGTATATTTGGTGGTCTACCAGGAAACAAAATAACAGCAATCGCAGGCGAGGCAGCAACAGGTAAAACATTTTTCGCTTTAGGTATCTGTAAAAACTTTTTAGACAAAGACAAAGAAGCAGGTGTAATCTATTTTGAATCAGAGAGTGCAGTATCAAAAGATATGATTAAGAGTCGTGGCGTTGATATTACAAGAATGGTAATAGTGCCAGTGGCTACAGTACAAGAATTTAGAAACCAATCAATAAAAATATTAGACAAGTATCTGGAACAACCAGAAGATAAAAGAAAACCTTTAATGTTTGTATTAGACAGTTTAGGTATGTTATCTACTACAAAAGAAATGGAAGATACTGCTGAAGGAAAAGAAACAAGAGATATGACGAGAAGTCAGATCGTAAAATCAGCATTCAGAGTTTTAACATTGAAACTTGGCAAGGCAAAAGTTCCAATGATAATGACCAATCACACGTATGATGTAATTGGTTCTATGTTTCCTCAAAAAGAAATGGGCGGCGGCTCAGGTCTCAAATACGCCGCATCATCAATCATATATCTCGGCAAGAGAAAAGAAAAAGACGCAGATAATGAGGTAATTGGTAATGTAATACATTGTAAAAACTACAAGTCTAGGTTAACAAAAGAAAATGCACAAATAGATGTAAGATTAACTTATAGTAAAGGTTTAGATCGTTACTATGGTTTATTAGATATCGCAGAAGAATTTGGCATTTTCAAAAAAGTATCAACGAGATATGAGTTACCAGATGGCGCAAAAGTATTTGGTAAATCTATTAATGATGAACCAGAGAAATATTTTACAAAAGAAGTATTGAAACTGATTGATGACGCAACAAAGAAAAAGTTCCTCTACGGAACAGATTAAAAAACATTATCTTTTTGTTCAAAGAGATACAGACGATTATACTTGTATCAAGTTAATTGATGACAAGTATCTGAACGTTGTTTACAAATACGGTAATGTTGCGTTTGCCAGAGATGAAAATTCTGAAGGTAAATTACCTATGAAGTTTGATTATGATATACTTAAAAACCCTAATAATGTCGATACAGATAATCAAGATTTTATCAATCATATCGGTGATATTCTTGTAGAATTATTAGAACAACAGTTGAAAGATGGAAAAGTCACTTTTAAATAATGAACGAATAGAGCTTACGATACTACGTAACTTTATCTATAACGAAGAATTTACAAGAAAGGCACTGCCGTTTTGTAAAGAAGATTATTTTGTTAATAGAGAAGAAAGAATATTGTTCAAAGAGATTGAAACTTTTGTAAACAAGTATAAAAACATACCTACAAAAGAGGCTCTAGTTATAGAACTTGGTCAAAGAAAAGACATTAACGAAGATGAGTTTAAGAGTGTAAAGGAGTTATTATTAGGATTAAGTGAGACAAAGGTTGAACTACAGTGGTTATTTGATACTACAGAAAAGTTTTGTAAAGATCGTGCGGTACATAATGCCGTATTAACAGGTATAAAAATATTAGACAACAAAGATAAAACAAGAACACCAGAGGCCATACCTCATATTCTATCTGAGGCTCTAGCGGTATCTTTCGATAATCACGTTGGTCACGATTATATTGAAGACGCAGAGAAACGATTTACATTCTATCATACAAAAGAAAAGAGATATCAGTTTGATTTATCATATATGAATCGTATCACTAAAGGAGGCGTACCGGCAAAGACTCTCAATGTCGCTCTTGCAGGCACGGGCGTTGGTAAGTCTTTGTTTATGTGTCACTGCGCCAGCTCTTTTCTTACACAGGGTCATAATGTATTATATGTCACTTTAGAAATGTCAGAAGAGAGAATCGCTGAAAGAATAGACGCAAATCTTTTAGATGTTACGATAGATGATCTACACACGATGCCTAAACAGTTATATGAAGATAAGATTACAAAACTACAATCAAAGACTTCAGGTAAATTAATTATAAAAGAATATCCTACTGCGTCTGCACACTCAGGACACTTTAGAGCACTATTAAACGAATTGGCTTTAAAGAGAGCGTTTAGACCTCACATCATTTTTGTTGACTATCTAAATATCTGTGCATCGAGTAGATTTAAAGGTGGAAACATATCTTCTTACTTTTACATTAAAGCAATTGCAGAAGAATTAAGAGGTCTTGCCGTTGAGTTTAATGTGCCTATCTTTAGTGCGACACAGACTACCAGAACAGGCTTCGTAAGTACTGATATTGGTTTAGAAGATACCTCAGAGTCTTTTGGTCTACCAGCAACTGCAGACTTTATGTTTGCACTCATATCAAGTGAAGAACTAGAGGCGTTAGGTCAGATGAAGATTAAACAATTAAAGAATAGATATAATGACCCTTCTATTAATCGTGCCTTTATAGTTGGTGTTGATAGATCTAAGATGAAATTGTATGACGTGTCGAATAGTGCACAAAATATAGTTGACAGTAATCAAAAACAAGTAACTGTAAAAACTAGTTATGATAAATTTTCGGACTTTAAGATATGAAGCTATGTACTATAAAAGATATACAAGACTTAAAGAATACAAAGAGAGTCAGAAATAAAGATCGTAATGTATGGGGATTTACAGAAAGAGATTTATTTCATTATCACTTATTTTTAGATGGTGTAATAGAATACTTGGAAAAAAGAAATGAAAAAACAAAAAGTTAGATTTCATAGAAACGATCAACGCCCCGGAGGTTTAAATCAGTCACTCTCTTATCATAAAAAAATGATAAAGAAAAACAATAAAATCTTTTGGCAGGCCATCGAGAAACCTACCGGTACGATTGTAAGACAATCATTCTTTGAAGAAGATATCAGCGATTTATTATCTTTTCATAACAAACATAAACAGTGGCAACTCAACGGTGGTATACCGAAGTTTCTTTGTGATGTGATTAAATAATATAAATAGTAGTAATTGATATATTAAATGGATTTATTGATTTTGTTTATGGGAACTATGAGAGGTAAATGTTTAGTTTTAAAGGATTTCTTACAAGAGGTACAAATACTCACCTCGAGCATTTAG